AGGTCTCGATACGCCGCCCGCCAGTGGTACGGTAACAACGACCATCGAAGAAAGTCGCAGCGTGATTACTGCTATCATCCGCAAGGCTTGGACGGCTACACTGACCATGCTTGGTGGAGCGTCTGTCCTCAGTTCTATTGCAGCAGCCTATACCTATCTGCGGAATCGCTTGCAAGGTTCGGAGACATACGGCATTCCAGACCGCCGCTCGGAGATTTCCGCATCGTCTCCGCTCGCCGCCAATCTCGCCCTGCTGAACGATCGGAAGATTGGCGGTGCTGATGTTCCTGACGGTATGTCGCTCGGTCGCTTACTCTGCGATAGTTCTGCTGCTGCAACAGTCACCGAGATAGTCGATACCAACACGGCTACTTATAACGTGTCGTATAGTATTGTGCAGAGATTATTTAGTATCTTCCCAAACATTACTTCCGCGCTGCTCAATATAAGAGAATTAACGGTTGCTTACTCTCAAAGCGCATTTACTTCGAGCAAACTCAAAAGACTTAGATTGCCCTATTTAGAGGTTTATAATGGCATTGGATCGACAATAGGCGAACGAAATGCTATTGTATCGGGCACTCAAATAGAGGAACTGGACTTAAATAGTCTTACTACTATAAAAGGGATAGCAAGTAATCAAGATAACCCGTGCCAAATAGCAAGAGAGTGCACGACCCTTAAAGGGGTATATATGCAACGAATGACTAACTTCTTTACAAGAATGCAAAGTGGACCTCACTTTCCATACTGTCCTAATATAGAAAGAATAAAAGTAGGGAAGGTTACGGCGTTTAGTTCTATAAACATAACGCAGTATGCACCAGATTCACCTATGTTAAATCTCATCCATTTGGAATTTGGAGAAGGCACGGCTATTGGTTTGAACCTTGCCTATTGGAATCCGACCAATGCCCTTGACGCAAGCAGGACGGACTTGATTGAGGAAGGCTCAACGGCTCAGAACAACCTCCAGCAGTTCCTCGAAAACTTCCGCGACTACATCGCCAATCGCCTCACCGACAACGGCAGTGGCAAGACCCTCACCCTCTCACAAGCCGTCCGCAATGCTATCCACGCCGCCGAAGCCACCTACGGCATCGAAAACATAATAATAACCCAAAAAGGCTGGACGATTTCGCCAGCACCGAATTGATATGAAGAAGATTATTGACCTTTACCCCGAAGCCCCCAATGAGTGGCTTTGGCGCGACCACGCAGAAGACGTCAAGCGTGAGTTCTATCCGTCCGTTTCTATCCCTGCACAAGACGAACCGCTCTGGCACGAGTGTACCGACATGGCTCGCATTGACTACGAAGCATGGTGGGAACGGCAGCATCCCCAACCCGAACCGGAACCATCGCCGGAACCCGAACCCGAACAGGAAGGAGGTGAGGTATGAACTGGGAGTTATTAGTCGAAATCGGCAACTTCGCCGTCGGCATCATCGGTGTCATCGGCGGCACGGCAGGAGTCATCTTCTGGCGGGCAGCTCGTAAGGCACAAGAAGCCGCCGCAAAGGAGAAAGAAGCCAATGCGCAGTCCGCTTCCATCGAAGCCAAGAGCAAGGAAGCCGACCTCGTGGACACCATCCTGCAAAGGTTTGAGAAGGCGGTCATTGGTCGCATGGATCAGGGCGAGGCAGTCCGCAAAAAGGAGTTCGACCAACTGCGCACCGACCTTGGCGGGCAACTGACGAACCTGCAAGCGGAGAACCGCTCGCAGAACGAGACGTTGGCGGCGCAGAACGACCTCTTGCAAGACATCAAGGAGTACCTGAACGGCGGCTTTGCTGCCTTCGAGGAAAGCAAACACAAACCGAAAGGACGGAAGAGATGAATGACAGCAAGTATATAGTTGATCCGAACGGGGAGCGTCGGGCAGGTTGTTTCGGCAATGCTATCCGTTATGGTGTCGGCGGTGGCATCATCGCCCTGCTGCTATGGGTGCTGTTCGGTATGGTTGGTTAATATGGAACTGAATAAAGGACATATGATTTTCGGGGCGGTCTGCTTGGTGGCAGGCATAGTGCTCGGTGCCGGTTTCCGCTCATGTAGCAGTAAGCCCGCCGAGCCAGCCCTGCGTCCCGAAGTAATTCACGATACAGTATGCATACACGATACAATGCGGATTGCCGCAAAAACGACAACTCGTTATATAACGCGGACAGATACCGTTGTGAAGACTATTACGGTATTGGGAGACACGGTGACAGTACCTGTTGAAATGCCGCTTGAACACAAGCAGTACCGCGACACGTTCACGACCGACAGCAGCCGTATTGAGTTGGGTGTCCGGTTCAGCGGTTGGCACGCACAGATAGACGGCATCGACCTAAAGAGCCAGTACACTATTCAGCCTCGGACGATAGAGAAGAAGAAAGGATGGGGGCAGTTCATAGGTGTAGGCATCGGTGTCGGCTATGGAGCTTCGTTTGTCGGCAACGGCTCCGGTGCTACCATCGTCCATGCCGCCCCGGAGATAGGTGTTCACATAACGTATGGATGGGGCTATCATTGGTAAATCTTAATAATCGTACATAGTCGGCAAGACAAACCTCGGCGTTTTGTCTGCCTTCCCTTCCGAAAATCTTAATAATAGTAAACTTTATGAACCCAATTATCGAACGATTTAAGAAATACTTTGCGATAGGCGAAGTTGTAGATGCACAGACCAAGCAACGCGACGGAGAGAAAGCGTGGCGGTACTTCGACTTGAACCTGTTGGAGGTGCTGGTATGGATTCGTGAGAGTCTTGGCATCCGCATGGTTATCAATACCAAAGCCTTACAGCAGCGCGGTCTTCGTACTAATGTATGCGAGATAGTCAAGAAGAAAACGCTTGCCGGTATCTTGTATATCTCCGGTCATGGACTTGGCAAGGCAGTGGACTTCTCAAGCCCTGACATGAGCGCTAAAGACATCCGTAAATGGATTCGTGCTCACATCAACGAGTGTCCACATCCGATCCGATTGGAGGATGACAAGAGTGCACCGACTTGGGTGCATATCGACACTATGAATATAAGCGATGAGAAGTTAGAGGAGTTCAGCGCCTAAAACTCAATCGTGATGACCGTCTGCCGGATGTACAAGCCAAGCACGCTATACTGCGTCTTGCTGCCGGCCTTTGACACGCTGGCACTCGGCATCCCAAACGTATACCCGTCGCAGGTCACGAACCGCTCGCCGCTCTGGGAGGTGAACTCCAGATTCCGAAGAACCTGCGCTTCCTCCCGAACAGGCAAACGCCAAGGGGCAGGTAGTTTGACCGCTACAGCCTCACTATAAAGCAAGTGCTCTTTGAAGATTTTGACCCGCCACTCGGTAGAGTCCGTCTCATAGACCAGCACGCCCGGACTGCCGTCATCCGTGATGCTCTGTTCAGAAGGGTTGGCTGGTTCCTCCGTCCTCCCATTGCACGCCGACATGCACAGTGAAAGTGACAGCAGTAGTGCCGCTGCTACACAGGATGCCGGATGGTTGCAATGGCTCGACATGGGTTTCGGCTACCACGTACCGACGATGCTTGTGTTCCATGTGGTGTTGACGGTTACGCTGGCAGACGGTGAGGTGAACAGGTTGCCGGAGATCAATGTCTTGGTGTTCGACGCCATCCGGACATCATCCACCGTTACGGAATAGATGACATCGCTCGACGAGTTATAGATATTGATAGTGACATCTGCGGTAAACTCCTCGTCGCGGCTCGGCGCAAGGATATTGAAGCTGTACTGTACGCCGGACTGTCCGACCTTGGAGGTACACGATACCTTCTGCCGGAACTCAGAACCGCTCACGCCGCAGAGTGTAGCCACATTGAGCGATGTGTAACGTGGATTGATGACAAACTCTATTTCGTTGGCTGTAGCCGGAAAAGCGTCGTTGATGGTCACGCCGACCAATCCGGTCAGACGCTCCAAGGTGAGGTCTTGGGCAGGGGTCGATGCCGATACGTTCAGCGCAAGGGTCTTGCCGAAAGTCGAACGTAACGAGGACGCAGAGAGCACACCTGCGTCGTATGTCAGACCTGCGGAACGGGTGCAGACGAAAGACAGATTATGATTGCCGTGGGAGAGGTCGAGCGTCACCGTACCGAAGTTCTGGTCGTCGTTGGTCTGATGAGCGAGTTGGGTCGTACCGTCAAACACATACAGGTCGGTCAGAGCAACACCTCCCTCATCGTCGAGGATCGTCGCCTGCGGAGCCTTACGAGGACTGTTCATCGGCTCGGTAGACTGCTCGAAAGCCGCGACCTTGAAAGTGATTGACTGTTTTTGTTGGGGTTCATCTTTCTTCGAGCAAGAAAGGAGTGTAGCAAGGATGGCTGCGAAAAGAAATAGTCGTTTCATAAATGTATTGAATTAGTGTTGTGGCATCAAAAAGGGCGAGATTGCTCCCACCCTGGCGGAGGGAAATGTGACTTATATCACAGGCTATATAATAGCCCAATCTACCTCACGCAATAACTTTTTTGAATGACATACTTGTGTCAAATCGGCCGCAAAGGTACGAAAATAATCTGATATACGCAAATAAAAATACAAAAATATATCAAAAACTTTCATATTTTTACCAAAATGGTACAAAAAGACATAGATAAACTGCAAATTCTGGCCGATGTGAAGCACGTTGTGACCGACGGGGAGAAATACTACCTCCGCAAACTTTGCGACCGTCTGAACGAACGCTACGACCCTTGTACGTGCCCGGACTATCACCATGACCTTGCAATGCAACTACTAATTAAACTAAAGAAACAAAATGCCTAATCAAAGATTAACATCGGCGCAGTTTCAGGCCCTGGCAGCATCCAAGAGACGTAAGATAATGGGCGCAGAAGGCACAGAGCATCATCTGCAAGTCGAGTGCGTCAAGTGGTTCCGATTGGCGCATAAGAAAGATGGTATCATCTACGCTATACCAAACGGAGGTAAGAGGACGCTCACGGAAGGCGCTATCAAGCGATATGAGGGTATGACGGTTGGAATCCCTGACTTGCATATACCAGTGCCTCGAAAAGGCTATGCTTCGCTCTATATCGAGATGAAGAACGGCAAAGCGGGCAGGCTCTCGGAGAATCAGAAGGAGATGATTGAACTGCTTCGGAAGTTTGGCAACAAGGTGGAAGTGGTCAGAACGCTGGACGAGTTCATGGCAGTGGTCGATGACTACTTCGCATAAGAAAACACCCTACTCGAAATGAGCGGGGTGTTCTCTTTTATTCGGCGCTGTGCCTACACGATAGTCACATGCAACGGCTGAACGTTGGAGTTGCGCATCTGGTCTATTCTTGAAAGAATACTCTCGGTAGCAATGCGGATGAGGTTGGTATCGCTCGCTATGCTTGCAATAGCTGCTTGCAGATCGGCTGTCATCGAGTCACCGAATCCGCTTCCTTCGAGGTAGTTCTGCAACATAGTGCGGATAGCAAACACTTCTCCGAGTTGGCTGTTCTCCAATGCCTCTATACGCCGTGCAGTATCTTCCGTTACGCTTTCGATTCCGCCGGACAGCGTACCAAGCTCGGAGTTGTGCATATAGGCATCTTTGAGGAATGGGTGCATTCCGTTCACGGTATCAATCAATGTATGAATTATCATCAGCATTTCTTGATACGCTTCCTCGGCCAACTCCGGGTCCATAATTCTCTCCAACATTTCCTTCATGTACTCGTCACTCTGTAATTCCGAACGCCGTATCTCTTTGCCGTTCTCGTCTTTCTCCGTCCACTCTTTCGTATATTTCTGACGCAGATAGTCAGAGTTGGTCCAGTTCTCTATAACACTTTCCATCAGCGGTTCAAGAATAGCCATTTGCAACATCTTCTCCACTACATCGCCAATCATCGTTTTGACAGTGTCGCGGAAAGCCCTTGCAGCATTTTCTCCGTTTTGGAAAGCACTACGTATAGCACTACCCATCGCATTTGCCCAATCTTCCGTAGAAGACACTAACTCATCACGCACCTCGCGCATGCCATTCAGGAAAGAGTTCATTGCTTCCGTATAGGACTGCTTATACTCCTTAACCTTGCTTTCGTCGGTGTTCTTCTTCTCCTCCTCCAGACGAGCCATCTCCGCATAAGCAGTGGCTTTTTCCAAATCCTTGCCGGTTGCTGCGATGTTCTTTCTCAACTTCTCAAATCCCACACTACGCTCTGCTGCAGCCTGGAGATTGGTGATGGCGCGGTCGAACGCCTCCACGTCTTCTTTCAAGTCCTCAATGCTATGCTCTAACTTGCGGTCGTGCTGTTGGATAGCTGCCATAATTCCTGCAAACAGAGCCGCTGCGGCAACAATAGCGAGCAATGGCCATAACAACGTATCAAGGATGGCTGTCGCAACGGTTATTGCGATAATTAACGATAGAACCGCAGTAATTGGTGCTATTGCCATCTCGAACGCCTCGCCAAAATCATCCATGAAAGCTTGTGCATCCTGCATCCATTTTGGGTTCTCGCCGTCATTCATAACGTCGTAGGCCTTGCTAAATACATTGATAAACGCCTTTGTTGCTTGGATAGTTTGACGAACAACATTAGACAAATCGTTAAGTGCTTTCTCACCGGCCTTTGCACTATCAGCAATGTTCGACAAAGCTTGCTTTTGGAATACGATAGCAAGTTTCTTGCCATTAACTCCTACTTTTTCGAGAGCCGCATTTAGGGCCTGTACCTGCGCTATAACCTCCGGGTCGCTTAACTTTGATAAGTCAAATCTATTTTCGCCTTCGACGAAATCAGCACCAAGACTTTTGCCTTTATCAACATACTTTTGCCATTGATTCTTTGCTCTCTCGTCAGCAGACAAATAGTCTTTCGCACCATTATTGAATGGCTTCAATGCGCCTATGCTTGCGTTGAACGATTGGATTTTCAACTCCATCTCTTTGAATTTCTCTTCCAACTCGAACTTCTCAAGATCGGGTAAGCCATCGGCAAGACTCTTTATTCTTTCTCTGAATGTGCTAATATCTATCGGTTTTCGAGATGCGTGGAATAGCGCGTCAAATGGCATAGAAGTCTGGAAGGATTTGAAGATATTATCTACACTTCCTTTTGCAGATTCTACACGAGCTGCCGCCGCTACTTGGTCCGGAGATATATTTAGTGCTTTTGCTATTGCCTGAACCGCTTCGTTGCTAATCTGCGATGAACCGGCTTTAATACCAGCATTCAACAGAGCATCATTGAGGCTATTTCCAGTAGCAGACATGCCGCTCAATTTCTTCATCTCATCGCGCATTGTTTTGTCGAGTTCGCCAAGAGCCTTGATGAGTCTATCCATCACAACCTTACCCTCTTCTGTTGCCGTGAAGACATTGTTATTCATGTTCTTCGGATCGGTCAACTCCTTCATCGCTCTTGATATGCCATCAAGCGACCCAATATCACCAATTTGATATGGAGAATACTCAATACCGCTTTCATTAGACAAGCTGCGTAATGAGGAGTTATACTCGCCTATTATCTGCATAATATACGAGCGGATATTAGAAGACTCCGGACGGATAACATCTCGCTCATCGGTTACTCCGGGCACTTTTATTCCGAGTTGCGATGCGGTTCCATTGTTAATCAGTTGGCGATACAATTCAATATCAGACTTTCGAGACTGGAAATCAACCGTAAGGTTTTCAAGGCTCCTTGATAACTCGTCGATCCATGTCTTGATTGAATCATCCGCAAAGGTATCAGACACCCATTTCAACAACTGTTCACCGGCTTTGATGAAGTGACCGCGCGTTTCCTCACTTGCCTTACCGTATGCAATCATCTCCTTTGCGGTAGCAGTAGCCGCTTTCTGGAAATCAACAATGCCATCTTCGAGGCCGCCTTCTATAAGGTTTTCCTGGATAATCTCTCCAACGGTCTTGTTTCCAACTTTAAAACTAAACTCTTTGACAGCACCGGGGTTCTTGAAAAAATCGCCATAGAGTTCCTGAACGGTCTTGTCTGAAAGAACCTTTGCAACACCTCTCTGTGTACCACCTTCCGTTGTGGCTCTTTTGTACAAATCATAAGCATCTTTGAAGATATTAACCCATTCAGGAAACTCACGCGGTGTTCTTCCGGAGCCGGATTTCTTACTCAAATCCCCAAGGTTGTAATACTCTGGTTTCGCGAGTACTTTAAGGAGCGACATTAAGCGTTCATATTCAGCAATACGTCCTGCGTAAGTGCCATTCTTATCAGGATGTTCTTCGATAAACGCCTCCATCTTCTGATATTCCTCGATGATTTTCTTAGGCATATCAAAGATGGTTTGGTCTGTCGGCTCGAACTGTTTAAGATAATCCTTCTCATTATCTGTTAAGTTCATACCGGAGAATATATAATAATCAGAGAGACGAGTTCTAACACGCGCCGCATCGGTTCCATTAGTACCGGCATTATTCGTAAACGCGCTAACTATCGCCTTTAGATTTGTCACCAAATCACTATCCTTCAAAGGACGAATAAACTCGTCAATCGCATTAACAATAGCCAATGTCTTGCCTTGGTCTGAATCGCTGAGTTTTAGTGCATCTTGGTAGGCTTTGTTATTGGCAAGGTCATCCTGAATCGACTTCGGTATATAGTTGGAAGATATTAACCCTTGTAATGCTTCCACATATTGTTTTGTGCTAAATTCGTTTATGCCGAATGGGTCATAATTCTTACCACGAACGCCGGTATAGACCTCATGGTTATCATCAATGGTCTTGCGAGCATCAACAAAGGCTTTCTCTAATGCATTACGAAATGAGTTTTCGAGATAAGAAGACTCTTTCGTGTATTCGCTATATCCTTGCGCTCTGCTGATATATTTCAACAAATCCTTGCTGTTACTCATCAATTCAGTAACCGCATCAGGAGTGAATGAATTGCGTCGCGCCCATGACTTGATAATATCAGGCATCTGCTCTGGATTTGCACCCATAGTTAGATACTCACGAGCGGCAGACATTAGAGTAAGACTTGCGTTTTTATCCTTTAACTCTTTGCCTACTTCCGATAAATGGTAACTATTAGTACCTGACATGTCGGTAGTAATAGTCATTCCTTTTTGGCTTAACTTGTCAACCAAACTACCTACCTTGCCCTCAATATCGCTTATGATGTTATCAATAGCTGTATTCTTTAATGTCTCATGTAGCTCATACTCCTTCTTCTCAATAACTGCTCTCTTGATTGCCTCTGCGAGAGTGCCCCAACTTTTCGCAGTACTCTCTGCGGCTTCTGCCTCTTGCAATAACTGCTCTACAATACCATCATTTATATACTCGCCATAGTTAGATTTGAGCGTGTCAAGCGTATCTTTATACTCCTTTGAATTTTTGTTGAGAGTCTGTAGTTTGCCAATCAACTTGTCAAGTCCGGAAGTTAGATTGATAGTATCCTTCGCGAACGATACGTTTATGTCGTTCAATGTTCTGTGCCACTCTTTCGTCTTCTGTCTTGCTTTTACAATGAGTCCCACAACAGCAGATATAGCAAGAAATGCAGCATTGAATGCAGCGCCAACAACTCCTCCGCTTGTAATTCCTTTCGCTATAGCTTTCATAGTAGCCATAGCGCCAGACGCAGCTCTCACCTGGCGATAGAAATTACGCATCTGCCATTGAGCATGAGCAAGATTCCTATTGAGCGAACCAGACAATATAACAATAGTACTGAACCATTTTGCTGCTGTCTTCAATGCGGAGAATGTTAGAATAGAATTTGCTATCGGACGAATGTTCTTTACAATTCCTTGCAATGCAGACACGATGTTCCCCAATAAACCTCCAGTCGATTTGCCGAGCTTGTCAAGATTGATAGTCCATAGGTCTTTCAGTTTCTGCATCTGACCATAAAGCGTATCTGTGATACGAGACTGCATCTCATTAAACTTACCACCTTCCGCAGTCATATCACGAAGAACACTCGCCACCATCTCGAACGAGACTTGACGCTTCGAGATAAGTTCAAATACCTCACCGGTAGTAACGAGACGTCCGTTCAACTGTGTAAACTTATCAGCTAACGCTTGCACCATCGGGATACCGGCCTCCGTGAACTGGCGCAACTCTTGACCACGCAGAACAGAAGCGGCATTAACCTGGCCATACGCGAGGATTAGCCGCTGCATGTCAACACCAAGACCAGTTGAGAGCTCGGCCAACTGATGTACAACATCAAGCAGTTTGTCCGGGTCCTGATCGCCTACATTGTAAGCTGCCAACTGCTTGGTATAACCAACCAACTCGTAGGTAGTCTTAGGCGAGTTCAACGCCATATTACGAATGCGCTGAATAGCCTTTTCTGCTTTCGCAGCCGAACCAAGAATACCTTCCAACGCGACTTGCTGTTGTTGGAAATAACCGGTTGTCTCAATAATCTTTTGACCAAAATTCCACAAAGTAAAGATACTAATATAGCGAGAGGCTGCAGTCCACAACTTCTCAAGTATCTTCTTTTGGTCGTTAAAGAGAGCATTATTCTGGTTTACAGCTTTTTGTCTGTTGCGTTCGGCGTTCAACCGATTATCGAGGTTATTCAACTCCTTACGCAATGCCGCCGCCTGCCTCATCTGCTCCGAATCATCCTTGCCATATCTACGCCGTACTTCTGCAAGTTTTTCGTATTCGCGAACAAGTGACCTTACAGCAGACTGCGTAGCTCGTATTCTGCCGATTGTACTTGCTAATGTACTTGCGTTTGCTCTATCATTATTGAGAGAATTTATACGTTGCTGAATCGTGTATTCCGATTGTTTTAATCGTATCGCTTCGCGCTCCGCACGCAAATCAGTTACTGATTGCTGCTTTTGCGAAGAAACACGTTTGTAGGTCTGGTTGTATTTCTCCTGGAGAGATATAAGGCGAGTTAACAATTCTTCCCGGCGTTTCAAATCAACAGGCACTGTACTACCGAGTTGATCCATTTCGGCGCGTGCGGCTTTCATTTCGCGATTTATTGCCGCACGAATATTCTTTATCCGCCCTGCCTCTTTGTCGTAGTCGATAAAGCCGAAGTTGCCTAATTGTTTCGTAGCATCCTTCGTGGTTTTTTGCCATTCTGCAAGTTGAGCAAACGCATCGGAAAACTGTCTCCGAAGTGGCTCTGGCATTTTGCCGGTTTTCTCTAACGATTGGTACTCTCTCCTAAGTTGTGATAGGTACTTTTGCGCTTGTTTTAGTGTCTCTACATCAAATTGCTTTCCGCCTATCTCAAAACTCAATCCTCTTTGCGCTTCCTCAAGTCGCTTTAGCGCACGCCATAATGGATCGAATCCATCTCTGGCAACCTTCTTGACTTTGCCAGTAAGTTTATCAATATCACCTTTCGGGTCATCAATCTCGATAGCGGCTTTAAGTTTTATGAGTTTTTGTTGACCAATGACAGAATTAAGGTCTTTATCGAGGACCTTCAAATCTTTTTGCAGTTGGGACAAATCAAGTCCAACCGCCATATTTAACCCGTTGCCTGCTGCCATAACTATTTCTCCTTATTGTATATGTGATCAACCATTTCTTTATTCTCGATAGTACCGCCGTAGTACGAAACTGCTACACGAGCGTTAGCCTCTTTGTAGCAAACCTTGATGTTTGCGTTATCGTGCATATCAACATAGCATAGCACATCGTCCTCTACGAAGATTTTAGCGATGCCGTTATGTCGGACAGTAACATTGCACGGACACGTAACATGCACAGACACTTCTGCATCGCCCATCACGACTATATCTTTAAGGCTGTGCGCGATCTCTTTACCGGTTACGAAGATGCCGTGTTTACGAACAATACTCTGGTCGGCTGCTTTGATTTCGTCGATGGTCGGCCAGTTGTGCTTAATGCAAAAGTCCTGATACTTGAAATACTTGAGACACAAGTCATCAATCGTTGGTTCGCCCCAAGAGGCAATTCCATCGTTACAAGCGCCAAGTTGGATAGCTTCTTGTTTAAGTTGTTCTTGCAGTTCCATATTTGCGTAAAATAAATTTTGCGCAAAATTACTGTATTTCAACCAAACGTGCTCTACGAAATGGCATGTTCTTTTTCGTCAAAAAATTAGAATAATTTGCATATGTCACATTTTTTTTGTAACTTTGCGCCCAGTTTTGATTAAGACAATGATTAAGACAATGAAAAAATTAAGCAATTTTGCAGTTGTTATTAAATTGTTTTACGACATTCAGTCATAAATGAGTGTAAATAACTGAATATAAATAAGATATAAAAACTATGGCAAATATTGTAGCGATATTTGGCATACAAAATGCCCCATACGGCGCAAATACTGACGAAGCGAGATTTTTAATGAGGGAAAGAGAAAAAGAGTGTCGAAATACGACTAACAGGATTTGGTGATTTTCGCTCAAATGTTTTACTATTGTTTCACTATTGTTTTGCGAAAAATAATACTATGGCTACATTCAAGGCGGTTGTCATACCGGCGCACCGAAGACAGGACGGAACATACAATGTCAAGATAAGGGTGACGCATAACAGAAAGTCGAGGTATCTATCGACTCCGTTCTACGTGACTGCCGGTCAGATGACGCGCGGTTTCAAGATTAAGGACATGCGCATCAACGACAAACTGAATGAGCGTATAAGTGAATTGCGAAAGAATGCGGACGAATTAGGGTTCCTCGCGGACCGGATGGAGATAGACCAACTCGTCGAGATTTTGCAGAGCAGGGCTGACAGTATAGACTTTGTCGCTTTCATGGAAAACTACTGCAAGCGGCTGGAGAAAGAAAACAGAGGCAGATCGGCGGCTACGTATATGGTGGCAGCCCGGTCGCTAAAACGGTATAACAACAACCGCCCACTCTACTTCTCCGACATCACAAAGCAGTATATGTACAAGTACTGGGAATCCATATCGCACCTGAAAGCCAACACGAAGATTTCATATATCACAGCCATCAAGACGATGTACAACCGTGCGCAGAAAGAGTTGAATAACGATGAGGCCGGTAGTATCATCGTTCGGCATGGTGTGTTTGACTTGATTGAGGTGCCGAAAGAAGAAGCGGCTACCGAGTTGGCTTTTGAGAAAGTGGAGGATATGCAGGCGTTGATAGATACGCCATACACGGGTTCCTGGTTGTTCGACTTCGCGAAAGACATGTTCGTGTTGTCGTTCGTTTGTTTCGGGATAAACCTCGCTGATATAGTGAGGTTGAAGAAAACGGACTATAAGGACGGTGTCATCACTTACAGGCGCCATAAGGTGTCGAGAAGGTTAGGTCAGGGAGCCGAAATGAAAATACAGGTCCCGGAAGTCGGGCGTATTATCATTGAGAAGTATTCGGCTGATCCTGTGTGGCTGATTGATTACGGTCGCCACGAAAGAAGTATAAGGGTAGGTCGGTATATTCACGGCGTGCTACAGAACGCAGGTTTGGAGCCGAAGGGTGATTATCTGCACCGGACCGGTCATTATAGAGGCAAGTATGTGTTCTATACTGCCAGGCATTCAATGGCTACTTTTGCAAGGAACGTGTGCCATATAGACAAGCTGACGGTCCATGAGATGCTGAACCATGCCACTCCACAGGATATGAGAACCACGGACGTTTATCTGCGCCGTGATTACTCACACCTATGGGAGGCGAATGAGAAGTTAATGGCTTTGTTCGATTGGAGTTTCTACGAGAAACAAAAAAGGGGACAGTGCGGTAACTGCCCCCCATCAAACAACTTAACTAACTTTTTGCTTAACCAATGAGGATGTG